CTACCTGGCTCTAGCCGTTGTTGGGTTTTATAAGACAAATACTTTTGTTTTATTTCCAATTCTCTTTCTTTCAATTGTAACACATCTTTTTTAATTTGTAAACTATCTTGGTTCGCTTTGCTGATAATGATTTGTGTGGCCGCCTGTGTTACAGAGTTGATAATAAGACTTGCAACTTCTGCCAATCTTGCAGAAAAATTACCATTTATCATTTCATTCTCTATAAGAGAAAGGATGCTTTCTGCTCGAGTGATATTAGCTCTTATAATAGCAATTGGATCATCTCCAGCAGCTTCATTATTATTAGATCGTAAAACTTGTTCGACTCCCGCCTCCGTCGGTTCTATATCCATAATGTCGGCAAGACCATTTCTATTCAATTCTGGCATAAGTGAAACTCCAAGTGTTTTCTCATATTTATATTATATCATGTAACTGCTGAAATGTAAACATAAAAAAACCCCTACCCAATAAAGGGTAGGGGTCTTTTATTCAATGATTACACCTACTTATTAGTCAGGCATACCCGTCACGATAACTTTCTTGTAGTAAAGGTTACTACCAAAGATGTGTTCGTAGATTGCGTATCTGCTCATCAAACCAACGGTTGGCTGGAATGACTGCTCAAATACGGTCTTTGAAACCATCAACTGAATGTATGGAAGGTAAATGATACCTGCGTCATACTCAGATGGACCCTTATATCCTACTGTGAAGTAGTTACCGACTGCGAAGGTGTCTCTGTAAACCGTGATGCGGCCGTCGAGAGAACCCATCTTGGAAATACCAGCTACGAGGGTATTGAGCTCCCCGTCAGTTGGGTGAATAACAAAACTTGAAAGACCTTCAAATGCGGCACAGACATATGGAGATGCGAGAGCAAAGTTACCGGCACCTCTCCTTGTGTCAATGGCGATCTTGTTGGCTCTACGAACAACTACATTGTAGAGGTTTCTGTATTTCTCAGATTCCCATCTACCATCAGCTGACGTTGAATAAGACCATGTGCTGGATTCAGCAACAGAGTTTACCTTATTCACGATCTCACGGTCAATTTCTGCCGTGATTTCATAAGCCAGAATGTCCATCATTTCTTCCTCAAGATCAAGACCGTGCATAGCCTTCAAATCCTGAGCGACTTCAAGCGACCAACGGCTTCTGAGCTTACGGGTCTTTGCTTCGACCTGTGCCTTTTCTACCGTCATGTTCACTTCGGCAATTGCCGTACCGGAACCAACACCAAGACCGATATCACCGGATGTATTGGAACCAAGAAGTTCACCGGCACTGGTTACATAGGAACCAGAGTATGTGGTGTCAATCTTGTTATATCCGAGTTCGTCTGCGGCACCGTCCGTTGCGCTGGTAGGACCAACGCCTGTGTATGTTCCGCCCGCTCTAAAACGAAGAGCGAAGGCGAGGCCTACTGGGCCTGTGAGTGGCTGAACACCAACGAGATCGTGGGCGATCAGCTCAGGGAAGGTACGTCTAACCATCGGAACGGCGATCTGATGGAAGTCACCGGAGATCGCATAAGGTGATCCACGGCCTACTTCTGACCAGTTACCGGCTTCCGTAAGGTACTTATACTCATTTTCGAGCATGAGGGCGGTTGACTTCAAAATTCTCTTTGAACGAATTTTGTTGCCTTCGCCGAGGACTTCCTTCCACTTGTCAACTAGCTGCTTTGTGGTTGCATTCATTTGTAACTTGTCCTCCTAAAACTTAGAAATTATTTTCCTTCAAAATTTTCACAGAATTCTTTACATATTTGTCGAATGGAGAGAGATCACCTTCGGCAACTTTCTTACCTTCAAGGTCATCCACTTCCAATTTTCCCTGTCCCATTTCGGTGGCAGGAATCGGATCGTCAGCTTCCTTCACTGCGGCACCGCAATTTGGGCAGGCTGTCTTTCCCTTTGCTGTAAATCCAACACCACAAGACGGGCAGATATAATCTTCTGTTGCCGCTTCTGGCTCAGGCTCCTCTGTACCGGGCTTCAATCCCGTCATTGGACCTTCCATCTCAGAAAGAATCGTATCAACAACGATCTGGAATTTGGCATCAATATCTTTCTTCTCTGTCAAATCTCCCAAAAGGTTGATAACTTTCGTTCTCTGAGCTTCTGTCAAACCATCACACTTCTTTCTAAGATAGAGATGTGCTGCGAGGGCTTTTGCATCTTCTTCAGCCGTCATTCTCTTTCCGATTTCCTCATTGAGCTCCCTACGAAGTTCAATGATTTCTTCTTTGGCTTCACGAAGCAAACTCTTGACTTCTTCATTCAATACACCCTCATCAATCGCAAGACGCGTCTTGAGCGTCTGAATGACATCATCATAAAGCTCACCCTTCTTAGCATACTCTACAATTTTCTCAGGCAGTTTGAGTTCTTCTTCAAGAACGGTATCAACAAAGTTCGAAAACTTACCAGTAATGTCCGTCTTGTATTCCTCAAATTTGCCCTCATACTCCTCAATAAGCCTTTCTGATTCATCCCTCAAAAGAGAATCGGCTCTTTCTCTTGCCTTCACATCGACAATAGATTCGATTTTCTCTTTCAAGGAGGTAATCTGAGACTCATCGAGTTTCTCAATACCGAGCGCTTTCAAGATTTCATCCATCTACGAATACCTCCATATAAAATTCCTATTCTCTTTTACGAGATAGTGTTATTACTTTCTCTGTAACCTTCTCTTAGCAGGTTTTACTTCCTCTGCAATTTCTTCTTCTTCAAACTCCATAGGGACTTCTTCGCCTTCTTCATCATAATCTGATAATGAAGTGCTATCATCCCAATCTTCTACCGACCTGTCAATAGGAGAAGCAGCAGGAACGTTCAACCATTCATCCTGTGCTTGAAGCTCAAGTGCGTTTGCCAATTCTTGACGAATTCTTTTTCCTTCATCATCAAGAGCATCAGGGTCAACATGATAAATAAACTGACCCATCTTATCCATCAAATCTGAAAGGTCGTAATTCTCTTTAAGAGAATACTTCAAACCTTTCTTTTTGAGCTCTTTTGTTTTTTCCTTACAAAGGAATTCATCAATTCTGGATAAAATAGACATTTCGATCTCCATGAAATTATTTATACTTGTTATTTGGATTACTTACAATTTGACTTGAAACACAGATAGGAATTGAATTTTGAGTTACACTACCAATCTTCTTGCATCATTTTATCTAATAAGAAAAGATATCTTTTTCATATGTCAAGGTCACCCATTTTACCAAGACCGTTTATTACTGTTTGAACGGCATCATAATAAACCTTTTGAAGTTTACCAATATCTCTTATCATCTTTTCGGTAATTTCTTCCGTAATAAATGAAAGGTCACCATCCATACCTATTGGGCCACTATGAAGGTTTACCGTGACATCATACTCGAAAGGATCATAATCATTGATATTAATAAACACTTCCCATTCATCACCCTTTTTGAATGGATAAAGAGAAACACTATCACGGCCGTTCATTTTCCCACCAAACAATTTAGCGAGCTCTTTCATGGTTTCGATGGCTTCATTTTCCTCATCGGTCCATTCATCATTTCTGGCTTCTTTCAGAATTTGTTCAAGCTTTTCTTCTATCTTCATTGTTTGTATTCCCACCTTTCACGATAGTATTCGTCTCAGTCACTTCCAAGAATAATATCAAGTACTTTGTCGGCAGAAATAAAATCTTCCGAAAGATACTGTTCAACAAGACGATCCATTTTTCTCATTTTTATTATATACTCCTCTCAATGTCGATAAGAACCTGCCACAGTTTCCTGTGATAAGCTGCCTGTGCTTCCTTCAAGGAAATTTTTGATTCTTCGATGATGGGCTTCTCAACCTTTTTTGTGCCGGGAGGATCGTAATCCTGTCCTTCATAAATACCGTTTACCCAAGATGGGTGGTTGGATGGGTCTGTTACCATGTCCCATGTGATAAGGTAGAAATCCTCATTGACATGACCATTCTCATTTACAGAACCAAGTCCACGGGAAGAAATACCCATACGGCCTTCTTTGATAAGTGTCTTGGCAATCTGGCCCATTGGTGTATCCAATACCTTTGAACGACCATAAACGTGATTACCTTTCCATTCCAACTTCTCTGTCAGAATAGCAATCTTGTCGGGGTTGATTTCTGGATTTGGTGGATGTCCAAGCTCCCCCCAAAGGCATCGGTTCTTGATCTTTTCGGTAAGTTTACCAATCTCCCTGTCAAGAATACTCTTTGAGTAGATACGCTTGTTGTTATTCTCCAAATCGGCAGTGCTATAGATACCGGAGATATACAACTGCTTCTCTCTTGTATCAGACTGCTCCAAGATAAATTCCACATCGTGGGAAAGTTCTGTTATAAGTTTCAATTTATTCTTCCTCCCTTTGGTTTATCAACAAAACATTTTCTACAGATCATTTATCAATTACTCCCCATCACTTCTCATAATTTTGATAGGTGTCTTTTTGATAACATCAAAAATCATGGCAATTTTATTATTCTGTGGAAAACGATTTGCCAATTCGGACGCAAGTGATAATACTCTCTGGAATTTAGCAGGTGTGTTTGCCATCGTCATGTAATATGCAAGCCTCTTTAGACCCTGTGTGATACTACCGGCATCACGGGTTGGGTCATAGGT